ACCGTATATAATTTATTGCTAATTTGTTCCATATTCAAAGTTTATTTTATATTTATTAAAGTCATTTATTAGTCGAAGTTTCGGCTTGTTTATACGCAACAAACCATATACAATCCGTTATATGCAATAAAAATTTATGCCAACGCTTTTCGGTATTCCAAAATAAAATTTAAGTTGCTTACAAATTCTGTTCGTTGAGATATTTTACCTTCTCGCATATATATTGCCAACTTATTACCTTGCCTATCGCCTATTAAAGCATCAAGTTCTTTTTGGAATTGTTCAATTTCTCTTTGTGTTTCGGCAATATCAAATTCTATATCAGAAGTTGGTATATTGTCATTTTGTTTGCATTTTTCGTCTGTTAAAGCCATCGCTAAATAAATTTTAAAAGCATATAACAATGTATGAAGTTAATACGCTTAATTATGGTCTGTACTTAATATTAAATTTCGTGGTAAGCGTACTAACCTTATACTTTGCCGTTAGTGGCAAGGCTAAAAACCGTCCAAAATCATAATCTTTTCTAAAGCGAAATTAGCTCTTTCTCCAGGGTCTCCCCATTCATATTCCAAATCATCATCCCATTTGACAATGTCATTCAATGCTTGGCCAGCTACTTTTAATTTAGACTTCGCTAATTCAAGGGCTTGTTTAAGTTCTTTTTCTTTTGACATTTTATTTAGTTTTGTGAGAAGCCCAGCCACTAACAGCACATAGGCAATATGGCGGGTTCTCGGTTAATATTAAGTTTAGTTTTTCAAATCAAGTTTAGTTTTTCAAATCAAGTTTAGTGTTTGCATAAAGTTTAGTGTTCCAAAATCCGCCACATCGCCTATCTGCAAAAAGTTATATTTTAAATAAATCCGAAATAGGCACTTCCAAAGCATTTGAAATAACTTCAATAAGTTTTATTGTTGGAGTTTTATGACCTCTTTCAATCTGGCTTAAATAAGGCTGAGTTATTTTTATCAACTTGCTAAACTCCCCCTGACTATAACCTTTAGTTATACGTTGTATCTTTATATTTTTTCCCAACATAATATGTTTTATTTACACAAAGATAATAAATTTTAAGTAATAATTAAAAAAAAGTTTTTTTATATCAAATATTTTATTAACTTTGACGTGTTAATAAAAACAATATGACTGAAAAAATAAGTGAAACGACATTTTTAAATCTGGTAGCTAATATCAAACTATTTAGCGGAGAAGATTTAAGCCAGATTGCATTTGATAGTAAACATCGCAATACTTTTTTGAGTATTACAGGCTACGAAGTGGACAACTACAAGTTAGTAATTGACGAGCTATATTGCACAACCCAAAAAAAAGAAATGGGATTAAAAGAAAGTATGAAAGTAGTACTTCAAAACTTAATCTTTGAGGAAGTTAAATATCAAGAAAAAAAAATAAAAGATGAAGCGCAAGATATTGCCTTAGATTACGAACAATTTAATTAAAATAAAATGGATATTCAAGAAGAAACAATCAAATTTTTAGAGAAAAAATTAACCGAGCAAAATGTTTTAAAATGGGAATATTTGTCTAGGACTTTTCTACCAGCGTGGGAGGAAATAAATCTAAAAGAAGCAACTAAAGAAGTAGATTTTTATGCAGAAGCTATAATCAGCATAAAGTTACTTCAAAAAATAAAAGCGAAATGGGAGGTATCATAATAATATCCGCAGTACTTTTTATAATTTATGCGAGTTTTTGCAAGACAATCCAATATTTAATATACGTTATAAAATTAAATCAAAAATGAAAAAACTAAAAACAGGAATATCGACACAAATTATAAACGGACGTGTAGAAGTTTACACAGAAAAAGAAGCTTTGCAAAAAGAACAAGTTGCATGGTGGCAAAAAGTTCTAAAAAAAAACGAACTGCAAGAAGTTTGTAAAATGAGTAAATTTTTAATCTGGTACGAAAAAATACAGAATGTAAATTTTATTACCAACGAACAGTTCGAAACAATAAGCAATAAATTAAACTAAAAAACTTTAAAAATGGATAGGACAAAATTAACAGAGCTTTACAAAAAATATGAACTTACTAAAGAAGATGTTTTTAAGCACCAGCATTATTTAATTATCACAAGAAGTGGTATTGATAAAATACAAGCCATAGAGGGCATCAAAATAAATTATGAGGTTATCAGGTGTGAAACTAATTTTGCGGTGGTAAAAGCTAAAACTAAGGATTTAGAAACCTTTGGCAGCGCAATTAAAGGAAACGATTTTAAGGATGGAAATACTAACTCCTGGTATGTTATGGAAATGGCAGAAAAAAGAGCTATGTCCAGAATGGTTTTAAAAACTTGTGGCTTTTACGAGCTCGGAGTTTTTGGCGAAGATGAGAGCGAAGATTTTAAGAAAAAATAACAATTAAATAAAAAAATTATGTCTAAAGATTTATTTATTATGATGCGAGAAGAAGAAATTTCTACATCAAATTTTTTGCCTACAAAAAAAGAAATTCAATTATCTTCTAAAAAGTTTGCGGAAAAGCTTATTGCAAACGGCAACCTAGAGGAGTTATTTGCACAAGCGTTAAGGCTTTCGGAAAGTTTAAACATAATTACAGAAGTTCTTAAAAAATCACTACCAAACGAAAACTTTGAAGCCTTTGGATTAAAGGGAACTTTTAGAAGCGGTGGGGATAGTATTAATTATTCAGAAGATGAGATTTACGCAGCTTTAAAAGTTGACATAGACAATAGGGTAGAATTATTAAAATTAGCTCTTAAACAGCCTGTAATTGATGGCTACCTTAACGATGTTCCAAAAGTAAGCACAACCCCCAGAAAATCATCTTTAGCAATTAGTTTTTAATGGAAGCTATCCTAAAAAAAATTAGTGATATTATAGAAACATACGAAAGTGGTGTTTGGTCAAGTCAGGAACAACTTAGAATTATTTTAAGAGAATTGACTTCAAATATTTACTACCTTACAAAGTTTAACATAGAGTATCATGAAAAGCATAACGCGATCCAGTATAGGCATAAAGGTAGCGTATCTTCAGGATTAGTTTTGGCAAATGAACAAATACCAGAATTAAGAATGCTAAGAAAAATAACGGAAGCTGCAAACAATGTATCAAGGTCAATGACAATGGAATTATCAATAATTAAAAACGAAAAGTAAAATGGAAGTACAAGGTAAAATTAAAATGATTAGCGAAACTCAAACAATAGGAGATAAGGGTTTCAAAAAAAGAGAATTGGTGGTTACAACCGATGAGCAATATCCGCAGCATATTCTTATTGAATTTGTACAGGAGAAATGCGAAATATTAAATGCCTACAAAGTAGGTCAAGCGGTAAAGGTTGGTATTAATTTACGAGGTCGGGAATGGGTTAATCCACAAGGCGAAAGTAAATATTTTAACCAGATACAAGGTTGGAAAATAAACAAAGCAGAAGCATCAACAAACGCACCTGATTTATTAGAAGCACCTTTTCCAACTACCAACGATGTAAAAAATGATAATGAAAATGATTTACCTTTTTAATTTATGATAAAAGAAAAGAAGTGTAATGGTCAAGGCAAAGCAAACTCTTTTAAAGGTTGCGGAAAAAATATAAATGTAAGTTTCAGAAAATATGGTTTGTGTTCTAGCTGTTATGCTTCTTTTATTTTAAATACAGACGTGGGTCGTTTGATGTTAAATAAAGCTACTTTAAAAGCCATGAAGCCACGTTTAGACTTTGAACAAGCTAAACTAGATAAAAAGAACAAAAACAGCTTAGAAACGCTTAAAATGAATGTAAGAAATGTTTGTCATCAATTTATAAGGCTAAGAGATAAAGGAAAGGCTTGTATTAGTTGTGGCCAAGAATGGCATTCAGACTTTCAAGCTGGTCATTATTATAAAGCGGAATTATTTAGCACGCTTAAATTTAACGATTTAAATATTCATGGTCAATGTCAGGGGTGCAATATTAGAAATGAGGGTAATTTATCGCAATATGCTGTTAACCTACCAAAGAGAATAGGGGAGGTAAACTTTGAGTCTATAAATTTATTAGCGGATTTAGATAAGCAAATAGATTTTAAATGGGATAGAACAGAACTAATAAAAATTAGAAATGAATACAAACAAAAAATAAAGTATTTAAAAATATGAATGAAGATTATTATTTAAATCAAATTATAAAATATATCAACGAGAATTTAAACATAGACATAAAAGTTAAGACACGAAAAACTGATTATACCTATGCTCGTTCGTTGTATTTTAAAATAGCCAGAGAGCACACGGCAATTAGCTTTAATAAAATAGGGCGTAAAGTAAATTTAAACCACGCTACTGTTATGCACGGTATTAATAAAGTTTTTCCTGTAGTTTTAAAATACGAGCCGAAACTAAAAAATATCTATGATAGTTTTGTTTTTGAAAATATACTAGATATTGGTAGGTTAATTTACCTCACTAAAGAATTACACGAATTAGAAAATAAAATACTTAAAGATTATGATTTATAGAGACCATTTCCAAAATTACAAAAGCTATGCAGTTCCTAAAGCACAATTAATTATCGCTGATATTCCTTACAATCTAGGCAACAATGCTTACGCATCCAATCCAGCGTGGTATGAAGGAGGTGATAATAAACAGGGAGAAAGTAAACTTGCTGGAAAAAGCTTTTTTGATACTGATGAAGATTTTAGGCCAGCAGAGTTTATGCACTTTTGCAGTACTATGTTAAAGTCAGAACCAAAAACAGTAAAAATAGAAGGCGTTGCAAGACAAAAAGCAGCAGCTCCATGCATGATTATATTTTGTGCATTTGACCAGCAAATGTATTTAATAGAATTAGCTAAAAAATATGGTCTTAATAATTACATAAATTTAGTGTTTAGAAAAAACTTTTCCGCACAGGTTTTAAAAGCAAATATGAAGGTAGTAGGGAACTGTGAATATGGCTTAATTCTCTACAGGGATAAGCTCCCAAAGTTTAGAAATAATGGGAAAATGATTTTTAATTGCATGGATTGGCCGAGAGATAATCAAAGCGAAAAAATACATCCTACACAAAAACCAGTTGAATTATTAAAAAGACTTATTGAAATATTTACGGATAAAGGGGATGTAGTTATTGACCCTGTGGCTGGAAGTGGATCTACTTTAATAGCAGCAGAAAGATTAGATAGAAAGGGCTTCGGTTTTGAAATTAAAAAAGAATTTTACACAAAAGCAAAAGAATGGTTAATTCAGGAGAAGCAAATAAAAAAAGATATAAAAGAGTTTGGATATGCTAAATCTGAAATAGAAAAAACAGGACAAACTTTATGGTCTTAACTAAAATATTAGAAGATTATTGTTTGGTATTGAATTAAATTGTATTTTTGTGAAAGTTACCGTTCGACATTATAGTAACAAAGGAATTAATAAAACCCCTATAATGAATTTAGAAGTCGAACGCTAAAGGATTTATAGGGGTTTACGTTTTAAAATATTATGGCAGAAAATAAAAAATCATTTCTTGCTTATTGTGATTGGATAGATGTCTTTGAAGAATTAGAAGATGAAGAAGCTGGCAGGCTTGTAAAGCACCTTTTTAGATATGTTAATGATTTAAATCCTGTAAGTGAAGATAAGTACACTAAACTTTGTTTTATTTCAATTAAGCAGACTTTAAAGAGGGATTTAAAAAAGTACGAAAGCTATGTTGATAAACAAAAAGCCAACGGTAAAAAAGGGGGCAGACCGTTAAAAAAAGAAACCCAAAAAACCCAAGCCTTAATTCAAGAACCCAAAAAAGCTGATAGTGTTAGTGTTAGTGATAGTGTAAATAATACAAGTGTTATTTATAATGAAAATAATTTTTTAGAAGATTGGGGAAAATGCAGAACTGAATTTATGAAGCAACCTACCAATATTAAAAAACTAGATTTTCAAGAACGTATTTCTTTTTCAGATGCTTTAAAAAACTACACCGACAGGGAGTTAAAAGATGCTATGGTTTGTTTATTTAAGCAAGAAGTAAAAAATATATCTGCTATGTTTCTAAGACCAAAGCACTTTTTAGAAAGTATAGACAAGTATGTTAGCGCATCAACTGCAAAGGATTACAAGCTTTATGGAAGTATTAAAAAAATAAATTCAAGGGGGTTATGATAGAAAAACTAAACTTAGACAAGATTACCAAAAATGAAGATAAGCCTTTCGACTACAAAAAAATGTTTGAAGATTGCTTTGTAGATTTAGATGTGATACTACACCGACCTCCAGCCGCTTTATTTATTGGCACATATGATTTTAACGGCAAAGAATACGATTTACCAGCACACACTTACGGAGAATTTAGTGCAACGGTTGCACCATCAAAGACTAAAAAAACATTTTATAAATCTGCTTTGATAGCCTCGTATATTGGCGGTAAGGCTATTAACTATTTTCCTAATATGAAAAGTGCTAGGGATAACGATTATTTCATAGTTGACATAGATACCGAACAGGGAAAGTATTACGCTCAACACGCATTTAGACGAGTACAGCTTATGACCGGAAGCAAGTATGTGAACTACTTACCTTTTGCAATGCGTTCTAAGACACCAGACGAAAGAGTTATGTTTGTAGATGCTTTGCTCGATGACCCAAAGTACAAGGGGAAAATAAAGTTTATATCCATTGATGGAATTGCGGATTTAGTGGAAAATACAAATGATATTTTGATGAGCGCAAATATTGCGAACAAAGTTTTAAAATGGACTGACGATTATGGTGTACATTTACATACAATTATTCACAAATTAATCGGAGTAGATAAGCCGACTGGGCATTTAGGAAGTTATATTTTAAAGAAAGCAGAAACAGTTACTTTTTTAGAAAAGGAAGTAGAGGAAGAAAAGGATTGTGATATTATTGTTAAACATAAATATTCCCGTGGTCGTTCTTTTAGTGATTTTAAATTTAACATAAATAAAGAGGGATTGCCTTATTTAGCTAATCATAGTAATCAAAAATTTAATATTTAACGCTCGATGGCTTTGTGATGTTGCCAATAAAACACACGATAAACTTTAAATTAATCACAAATTATGAAAGTACAAAACCAAGATTCAGGTAAAGACCAAAGTAGCAATATCTCAAAACCATTGTTATCTGCTGTTTTATTATTCGATTCTGAAATAGATGTTTTTCTAAAAGAATTGTTTTTTGAAAAATGGATGGACGATGAAGATTGGATTAAGATTTTAAACGAATTAGAAAAACAAACAGGAGTTTCAAAATCAACTTTATCTGCAGATTTGAAAATAGGAGTTGATAATGGTTATAGCTTGGAAAAACAATTTCATTTAGTTCGTTTGGTTCTAAAAAATAGCAGATAACCGGTAAAGTATATGATTAGTTCGCCTACTACAAACGATTAAATTTCGCACTGACCCTCATTGGCCAATTAACTATATACAATGTGTGTGCACCGTAATTTTAAAATGATATGAAAATAAATTTTGATTTAAAAAACAAGTACTCAAGTGTAGAATTTTGTTATAATAACAAAGCGGTTATTATAAGATATTGGCGTGGTCTAAAATTGGAAACGGTCGGTCAGTAAGGCATTACGCATAACATTTGGCTATAAGCCACGTCAATTCACTTAACTTATTAAAAATAAATATTGTAAATGTAAATATTTTTTAATATGACACCTGAAAAAGCATTAGCACATTTTAAATATAAACTAACTAAAAGTTGGAAGCCAACCGCATTTGATTTAGAAGCTTACAACGCCCTAGTAGAATTTGTAAACCAGAAACAAAAGCAGCAATTAGTCGACAATCAACTTTTCGGAAAGCTATACATTTATCTTTATTCTCAATTTACGAATTATTATAAATGTTCGTTAGTTGATGACATTCCTCAAAAGGAATTAAATAAGATACTAGATAAGCCATTAAAAGCTATTGTAAGCGAGCTAGTGGATAATAATAAGCTAATCGACATAGAACACTACATAAGCAATAATAATTCATTAGACGGCTTTATTGAGGTTTCTTATAATGACATCGCAGATAATTTACGAGTTATGGTAAACGCTTCACTAAATCAATTTAAAAAATGAACACGCACGAAAAACTTTATTTTATAACTAAAAAAGGATTTAAAATATACCCTAAGATTAAAGTTATTGGCAACATAAACCGATTAGCAGTATGTATAATTGACGAGAACAACTTAATTTACCGTAGAAAAGAAAACGTTGGGGAGTTTATTCATACTACAAAAACTATAAATTCTGCAATTGAATTAGCTTTAAATCATGTTTATAATAAACTGAACTAAACTTTAACATATTTTTAAGATATATATTAATAAAGTATTTATATCTTTGTAGGGTAGAAAGGAATAAACCGCTACACTAAACTAAAAATTATGAGACTAGAAATTATTTACAAGCCAGAAAACAGAATAGGTAACGGAATGATTGCCGCAAACAGCAAAAAAACTGTTGAGATATTAGGTCAAAAAGAAGAAACATTTAAAAAATATGGAGACCAAAAAATAGCAGAAATATGGGCAAAACAAATATTAAAGCATAGCTTTCCTAATACCCCATGCAAATTGATAAATGTTATTATAGGTTAAAATAATTAAATAGGTTTACGGTCAACCTTAAAAACCGCTAATTTAAAATTATAAATAAGCATTAATGAATAAACGCAATCCAATAGGCAGACCAAGAGAAAAAAAAGCACCTAAAATAAAGGTGCTTATCTCTTGTTTTCCAGAGCATAAATTAACTATAAAAGAATTTGTAAATCAATTAAATAGGAATTTATAAATATTTAATTTACTTTTATAGAAATTTTATAAAATGGAAGCGATTGTAAAAAAGTCTTTCGTGCATTCTCAAACAAAAATACATTATCAAGTAGGGCAAATTTTTGAGAATACAAAAGACGAAATTGAAAGGATTAACAATATCCTGGTGCATGGTTTAGAAATTGTACAAGCGAATGAAGTTTCGCAACCCCAAGAGCCAATTCAACTAAAAAAAAGAGGTCGTAGAAAAAAGTAAATGCTGGAAGAGCTTGCTAAAATACAACCAGAACTTATAAAAATGGCTAAGTCTTTGGACTTTAAAAACCATGAGGATATTTTGCAAGAAACATACCTAAAACTTTACGAGTCAAAAAAAGAGTTTAAAGACATTGACAAAGGCTACATCTACTTAACAATGCGATCTATCTTTATTGATGGTGTAAGAAAAAATAAAGAAATACCAATAGATGACTTTTCTATTTTTGAGGACGTGGATTCTGAATGTACATTTTTAGAAGTTGATACTTCAATACTAAACGCATTTGAAAAGGAATTGATAAACGCTCATTTTGGTAGGATAGTAGAAAATAAGGAAAAGAAAATAGTTAATAAAACTGATGCTCATTCTTTACTAAAGCTTTCTAAAATGACAACAATTTCTTATAGAACCTTATACACAACTTTAAATAAAATTAAAAAAAAACTATGGAAGGATTAGGGGACGTGGTGGCAAAGGTAACAGATGCTTTAGGGATTCCTAAATGCGAGCCATGCAAACAAAGACAGGAAAAATTAAATAATATGTTTCCTTTTACTCAAAAGTTAACAGATGAAGAAAGAGCCTATCTAACGAACGTTTTTATTTGGTACAAAGGTTTGCCTATAAAAAGCGAAAGAGTAGCAGAAATGCAAAGATGCGAGCAGATATGGCTAAGGGTTTACAATATTAAGACTGGAGCTTGTAAGACTTGCAATAGCACCTACCAAAATAATTACATGAACAAATTAAAATCCTTATTATGATAGAAAAATTTTTACGTTTTATTTCTCCAAGTTATGCACTAGACCATAAAGGTCGAGTTAATAAATACACCTATGTTATAATGTTTCAATTGTTGTTAATCTGTTTAATGATTGCTAAAATGTTATTTTAAAATTGTTTAATTGTTCTTAATTACCAATGAAAAAATCTACTGATGCCGAAATAGAAATTAGAGTTGCAAAAATTTATCAGTTTATTTGCGAGGGTTTTAACTATACCTATATGGTTCGACACGCTTCGAAAGAATGGAAAATTAGCAGTAGGCAATTAGATACATATATTTTAAAAGCTAAAGAACAAATTAGAAATACTTATGGTGAAGATTATAAAAAAACCATACTATCTAATCACTTAGCGCAATTAGAAGATTTGTATATTAAAAATTATAGTATTGAGGACTTTAGAGAGTGCAGAACTATTATCGAAAGTAGAAATAAACTACTAGGATTAAATGAAGCTACAAAAATAGAAATAAGCGAAAAGCCAATATTTAAACAAATTGATTTAGATGTTAAAAGCAACGACAGCGCAGACTAAAATAGCTAAACTAAAAAAACGTGTAAGGATTGTACAAGGTGGAACTTCAAGTTCGAAAACTTTTACAATCCTTCCGCTTTTAATTCAATATGCAATTCAAATACCAAGTAGCGAAATATCGGTAGTATCAGAAAGCATCCCACATCTTAAACGTGGGGCAATGAAAGACTTTCTTAAAATAATGAAATGGACGGACAATTTTAAAGAAGCTAGTTTTAACCGCTCAAATTTAACCTACAAATTTAGCAACGGTTCTTATATTGAGTTCTTTTCTGCAGACCAACCCGACAAGCTTAGAGGTGCAAGGCGTGATGTTCTATTTATTAACGAATGTAACAACGTCAATTTTGAAAGTTACCAGCAACTATCCATAAGGACAAAGAAATTTATCTACCTAGACTACAACCCGACAAACGAATTTTGGGTACATACGGAATTAAAAGACGAAAAAGACAGCGACTTTATAATTTTAACATACAAAGACAATGAAGCCTTAGACCCAGCAATAGTCAAAGAAATTGAAAAGGCAAAAGTAAAAGCGGAAACTTCGGCATATTGGGCTAACTGGTGGAATGTTTACGGCTTAGGGTTAATTGGTAGCTTAGAGGGAGTTATTTTTAACAACTATAAAACCATAGATGCTATTCCAAAAGATGCAAGGTTAATAGGTTATGGCTTAGATTTTGGCTATACAAATGACCCGACATCAATAGTTGAAGTTTATAAATTTAATAACCAAAGAATTGTAAACGAAATATGTTACGAAAAGGAATTGACAAATAGCCAGATTGCAAAAAGGATTCTTACAAAGCTTCCTGTATATTGTGATAGTGCCGAGCCTAAAAGCATAGTGGAACTAACTAGATTAGGTATCAGAGCTTATGGCGTAAAAAAAGGCGCTGGTTCTGTTAACTATGGCATTCAATTGATGCAGAATAATGAATATTTAATTACCAAAAGTTCAACTAACTTAATATCCGAGCTAAGAAAATACAGTTGGGATATTGATAAAAAAACAGGAGCGAAAATAAACAAGCCTATTGACGATTTTAACCACGCCATAGATGCTCTCCGTTACCACGAAATGGAAACCGTTGGTAAAAACATAAATCTTACATTCGGGTAAAATTTAATACTTTTTTCGTTGTATAGTTATGAGAGTTACTATACCAACATCATTACAAGATATTCCACTACATAAATGGGCAGAAGTACAAGAGGTTTACGAGATTTCAGAAAGTGAAACCTTGACTAAACTAAAAGTAATTTCTATAATTTGCAACCTATCATTCGAGATAGTATCTACAATCGCAGTTAATGACATTGACAGGATTTATGAGTCGATTGATTTGATGTTTAAGGAAGTCAATACCATAGAACACTTTACTATTGACGGTATTAAATTTGGATTTATTCCTAATTTAGAAACGGTTACAAGTGGCGAGTTTATAGACATAGAAAACTACCTTAAAGAAGATATTTTTAAGGCTATGGCAGTTATGTACCGTCCAATTAAAAAGCAACACAAAGACCTTTATTCAATAGAAAAATACAGCGGGACAGATAAGTATGCAGAGGTAATGAAAAACGCCCCGACATCTGCTTATATTGGTGCAACTGTTTTTTTTTACAATTTATTGAACGAGTTACTGAACGCTATGCCAGACTATATCAACAAAAATCTAACGGATTTGGAGCGTCAAGCTTTGGACAAGAGTGGGGGTGGTATGTATCAATTAACGCAATCGCTGGTAATGATAGGCTAAAATTTAAAAAAGTATTGAAGTTAAATATCAATGAAGTATTTACGCATTTGCTTTTTTTACACGACAAAAACGAAGAAGAAAAATTACAAATAAACAATGCGAAACGCAATATTTGAAGGACTTAATTTAATAGCTGGACATCTAAACGATGACGAGCGTATCAAAACTTTATTTTCAGCCAATGAAGATGAAATAGACTTTAATAAAAAAGACCTTTACCCAATGGCAAACATAAGGGTAAGCGCAAACGATTTTAACACCAATCAAATAACATACGAGGTTACCGTTTTAGATATTCGAGACGTAAACAAAAAGCAAATAACCAGTAAGTTTAAAGGCAATGATAATCGTTGGGATAACTGGACGCTTACTTATGATGTTTTAAGGGAATTAATAGCAAAAATAGAGCGTTTACAAAACGAAAATAACATAGAGTATCTAAACGCATCAGGAGCGTTTCAAATTGATAAGGCTTTTGCTAATGGCTTAGATGGGTTTTCGGTTTTAATAACTTTGGCTTTTAATAACAAGTCATGCTAAAAGAAAGCCTAGAAAAGTTTAGCAAATATGTGGTAACCGAAGCTAAACAAAACCTTAGCCGTAAAGATAAAAATGTAAAAGGTAAATTAAGCGATAGTATAAAAGGCGAAACTTTTGTTATGCCAAATAGTATCGGGATTTACTTTTCGATGGAAGATTACGGAATGTTTCAAGACAAAGGAGTAAGAGGTAAAACAAGCTCAACAAAAGCCCCAAACAGTCCTTATAGATTTGGCACAGGTTCTGGTAGTGGTGGTATTGGATTGGGTGCAGCTATTAGGCAATGGGTAAAAGACAGGAGGTTTCAATTTAGGGATAGGGTAAATGGCAGATTTTTATCATTTGAAAGCACCGCATTTTTAATAAGTAGAAGCATCTGGAACAAAGGAATTGCACCGAGTGAATTTTTTAGCAAGCCTTTTGAAGAAGCGTTTAAGACTTTACCAGATCAATTAATAAAGGCTTATGGTTTAGAAGTCGACAAGTTATTAAAATCAAGTTTAAAGCAATGAAAAAAATATTTATAAGAAGTCCATATTTTATTGAAACAAACGTACCGAGCGATAAGGCAAAGGCGGTTGTTAAATTATACATTTGGAATAAACTAGATACCGAGCCCACCTTACCGACTTACATACTTGAAAAATTCGTGCCTAGTGTAAATAATAGAAACCTTAGCTTTAACATTTCTAACTATGCAAAGGAATATATTAATCCAATAGCACCTAATGTTGAGACCGTAATTGTTGACGATGCCGAGATGTGGTCGTTTTGCAAAATAGAAGTTTTATACGATGATATTACCGTTATAAGTACCGAAACTTTTGTATGTTTAAATGGGTATACAAACTACATGAATGGCTATAATCAAAGCAATACAGCAACGGATATACCCTTGTTTAATCCTATTGTGAAATACAATCATAACCAGTATGTAAATGTTTGGGTAGATGCGAGCGAAAGAGAAATGCAATGGAATGCCTTACCTACTTTTTACTCAACTGGCAATTTATACAAACTGCCCTTGCAAAATGGTTTAAACACTTTAAAAGCAGACGGAGTTATAATTATAACAACAAGTGCATTACTGGAATGTTTTAATATCTACACCCCTGTAAAATGCCAATACATAAACCGTTTCGGGGGATGGGAAACAATTATCTTCTACAAGGCTAAAAGCGAAAGTCTAAGCGTGGAAAGTAAAGAGTTTAATAGTATGCAAGCGGACGTTAATTATAACCCGTTAATAGGTCAGGCACAAACTTATAATTTTCAAGCTACTAAAAGTATCAAAATGAATACAGGCTTTGTAGCTGAAAATTACTCGGAGTTATTACAAAATATGCTAACATCAAACGTTATTTTTTTAGACAGAATACCAGTTCTTTTAAGAACAAAAACTTTAGATTATAAGACTAGACTAAAAGATAACAATATTAATTACGAAATTGATTTCAGTTATAATTTTGGACTTATAAACGATAAAATATAAATGATAGCATCGCTTTACATAACGAACGGAAATAACACCTTTAGAATTGAAACTTTTGAAGATGAGAAAATAAGCGTTACATCTTCCATTCAAAATGTAAATGATATTTCAAAAGTCTTTACCGATTATTCTCAAAGCTTTACCGTACCAGCAAGCGATAACAATAATAAGATTTTTAGACATTGGTATGAAAATACACTAAACAATGGATTTGACCAAAGGTTAAACTTAAACGGCTACATAGAAATCGACACCGCTATTTTTAAAACTGGTAGGTGGAGATTGGAAGGTGCAAGCGTAAAAAATGGAAAGCCAGAAAGTTATAAAATTACATTCTTTGGAGTTCTAAAAAGTTTGACTGATTTATTTGGCGAAGATAAGTTAATTGATATTGATGAGCTAAACGCTTATACTTTTGCTTATAGTGGCGAAGATGTAAAGACTAGAATACAAACCACAAACGACTTAGATGTTTTGTTTCCATTAATCAGTTCTTTGCGTTTGTGGAATTATGGCGGTGGTATTGAAGATATAAGCGTATCGGGTGGAGCTATTGATTACAAAGAGTTATTTCCTGCCATAAAAGCTCCTAGAATATTTGATGCCATAGAAGCTAAGTATGGCGTTAATTTTACAGGTAGTTTTTTAAGTCAGTCAAGATTTACACAGGCTTATTTATGGCTAAAAAATACCGATGTTATAAAAGCCTTTTCTATATTACAAAAAGGAAACTTAGAAACTATTACAGGAAGTGGTGGATTGTTAATTTTAGATGCTGCCCAAAATAAGTGGGTTTATAATTATTTTGAAAGCGATAATTTTATAGACCATTTGCATAGTGTAATGATTAGTTTTAATTCGTCTACAAATTACGTTATAAAAGTATATCAAAATGATGTTGAATTTTTGTCATTTGTTGGCGAGGGTACATCCACAGAGATAGCTTTACCTGCGCAAGAACTAGGCGAGTATTATGTAGAAATACAAACCGATGCGGCGGTAACATACGACATAGAAGTTTATACATCATATACAGAAGTTGATCCATCACTACCGACTACTACTTTTGAGATGACAATTTTAGGAAGTGCTACAATAGCTATTGATTTAGGTATAGCATCTCTAGCACCAGACATTAAAGTAAGTGATTATTTTAGTGGCATATTAAAGGCTTTTAATCTTACTGCAATAAGTAAGGATGGCATTAACTTTGAATTGCAACAAATAGAGGAGTGGTATTTAGATGGGGAAATAAAAGACTTTACGGAATATGCCGAGCCTACATTTGAAGTTGATAAGGTAAAAAATTACAATAATATAAATTTTGAATATCAAGAAAGTAACAGTATTTTAAACTTTCAATACTTTGAGGCCAACCAGCTTGAGCATGGTAATTTAACTTTTGAGTTAGGCAATGACGGTGGCGATTATAATATAAAGTTGCCATTTGAAAGCCTAGTATTTACAAAATTTACCAATACGGATTTACAAGTAGCTTTTGCTGTTAACAAGGATTTAAAACCCTACATTCCTAAGCCTGTAATTTTATACAAGTACGAAAATAAAGCAACAAGTTTTTATTTTAACAATGGAGTTACTACTTCTGAAATTACTGCTTACAATGTTTTCGGTCAAGATGTAAGTTATTTGAGTGAAAACCACACCCTTAACTTTGGCGTTCAACTTAGCTCATACCTTTTACAGCCCATTAATAATACTTTATTTAGAAATTACTACTTAGACTATTTGAAAAATTTATACGACATTAAAAGCCGTATGATTAAGATAAAAATGCGACTGCCTTTTTTAGAAATTGTAAATTTAGAACTAAACGACCGTATAATTATAAGAGAAAAAAGGTATATTATAAACCAATACACAACCGATTTACAAACCTTTGAAACTAATTTTGAAATTATACAAGATTTACGTAAACTGCCAGTAAATGAAGCACCACCCGAAGTGGTAAATTGTGTACTATCGGAATGGAGCGCATATTCAGAATGCGTAAATAACGAAACAACAAGAACTCGTACTGTTATCACGCCAGCAAGCGGTGGCGGTTTAGCTTGTGGCGTATTAAGCGAAACCGAAGCTTGTTTAAACCCTGTTGATTGTGTACTATCCGAATGGAGCGAATATTCGACTTGTGATGGTCAGAGTACACAAACCAGAACTAGAACAGTAATAACCCAGCCTAGTGATGGAGGTGCAGCTTGTGGCGCACTAAGTGAAACAAGAAACTGCCCTCCTGTTGATTGCGTGCTTTCGGAATGGAGTGAGTGGTCTACTTGTTCAAATAACGAACAAAATGCTACAAGAACAGTTATAACTCCAGCGAGTAATGGTGGAACTTGCCAAGCGTTAATAAAATATAGAGATTGCATACCTAATCAAGATTGCGTTTTATCGGAGTGGTCAGCTTATTCAAGCTGCGATGGTCAGAGTACCCAAACACGTACAAGAACTGTTATAACCCCTCAAAGCGGAAACGGTGCAGCTTGTGGCGAATTAAGCGAAACTAGAGATTGCCCAGTAGTTGTACAATGTTTTAATATCAGAGTAACTAGCACAACACAAAATCGGGGCATTACATTTACTTATATAGACTGTGATGGAATTTCAAGAGAAATAACAACTGGTGGTAGTCAACTTGGCCTTTTAGTTTGCGCACAAGATGGATCAATAAGTATTACCGATGGAGATGGAACATTAAGTTATGAAGGAAGTTGCACATAAAATTATGATACGAGAAATAATAAAAATTTTACCGTTTATGGAAATGGGGCAAGGTCAAAATATAGACTTTGCCAAAGGTAAAAAACAGATGCCCTCAACAATTAAAGAATTTATACAATGGCTGAAAAGAAAGTAATTATTTTAGACGTAGAAACCAGCGGAGCAGTAGAGGGTTTTGAGAATTTAAATGATGTAATTTTACAACAAAAACAAATTACTATTGAGTTTAAAAAGGAGCTTTTACTTTTAGAAGAACAGCTAAAAAAAACACCAGCAAATGCTTTAGGCGAACAAAAAAATCTAAAAGATAGAATTGATGGTTTAAAAACTTCTATAAAAGACCAAGGTTTAGCGGTTCAAGAATTGAACTTAAAAAAACAAACAGCAAGCGATACAGATAAAAAATTTACTACTTCAACAAATAGCCTAACTGATTCAGTCGTAAAGAATGGAGGGGCAATGGGCGTTCTAAATACTATAACAGGAGGTTTAGCTCAAAGATTTAAAGATGCGTACGAAGCCAGCGACTTGCTAAAAGGTGGCATGGGTAGAGCCTTAACTTCTTTTAATAAATTTTCCACGGGTGCAAAGGCTGCATTAATATCGACGGGAATTGGTGCTCTAGTTGTTGCCGTTGGTGTTCTAGCTTCTTATTGGGATGACATCACAGGTTTAGTTGGTGGCATTAATGGGGACATGAAAGAACAAGGCGAAATTGCAAATAAAAATGTATTAGCAGAGGAGCAGAAACTTAAAACCCTAAACAGTCAGGATAATATTTTAAAATTACAAGGTAAAACAGAAACCGAGATTCTAAATATTAAAAAGCAACAAACAGCGGACGTTATAAAATCTTTAGAAATTCAACTTATTGCACAACAATCGCAAAGGGATGCACAAGTAGAAGCGTCAAAAAGAAATAGAGATATTTTAAGCGGTGTACTTCAATTTATATCCGCTCCAATTACTATTTTATTAAATACCATAGACGAAATTGGAAAAGCGTTTGGTAAAGATTTTGGGTTATCAGGAGTTTTTGACAAAGTAAGTACATTAATTTTTGATCCAGAAGAAGTTGCAATCGAGGGTGATAAAGCAATTCAAGAAACTAAGGACAAACTTAATGAACTGAAAAATACACAAGCTGGTTATGAAGTTTCTATAAATACAATCGCCAAAACGGCAAGTGATGAGCGCAAAAAGTTAAGTGATGAAGCGTCCGAAGTTGCAAAGCAAGATGCAATTAAAAAAGGCGAAGACGATATTAGATTAGCAAAGGAGCGAGCCGACTCTTTAGAAGCTATTAGGAAAGCTGAAATAGATACCGAATCGGAAAGACGAGCCGAGGAATTATTGCAAATAGAATTACAATATGCAGCATTAATTGAACAAGCTATTTTATACAATCAAAGTACTGATGAGTTAAAAGAAGCGCAAAGAACAAAGGAGTTAGAGCTACAAGCTATATTTGATTCAGAAGATAAAACAAGGTCAGATAAAGTAATAAAAGAAGCCCAAGACGAAGCGCAAAGGTTAATAGAAATTGAGCAAGTTTTTCAAGATGCTAAAAGAAATGCTTTGCAATCAGGCTTAAATTTATTGATGCAATTTGCTGGTAGAAATAAAGCTATTGCTTTGGGTATTTTAGTAGTTCAAAAAGGTTTAGCAGTTGCAGATATTATTGTAGGTGCATCTAAGTCTATTGCTGGTCAAACGGCTGCTATCGCCTTAGCTAATCAAGCTGCTTTAGCAACCCCAGCCGCTATCGGTTCTTTTGGTATTTCAGCAATACCAGTTATTGCAGCAAATACAGCTTCCTTATTGAAGGGAATTGCATCAACAAAAATTAGTGCTGGTGCTGGTATTGCATCTATTCTTGCCGCTGGTATTAATTCAGCAACCGCTATAACTTCATCGAGTGGAGGTTTAGGCGGTGGAGGTGGAGGTGGTGGTACTAGGGGTGGTTCTGCTCCAATGCCATCCCAGACAGCACCTAGTTTTAATATTGTAGGAGCGCAAGGTTTAGATAATCAAATTGCCACAGGCTTAGGAACGCAGCCGACACAACCTTTGCGAGCTTATGTAGTGGCTAATGAAGTTACAACCCAGCAAAGCTTAGACAGAAATATTATTCAAAATGCTAGTTTAGGTTAAATAAAGTATTATATTTGTAAAACGTTACGGTCTGAAACCATTGGTAACTAAAAATAATAGCCTTTTAAATGACACAAAGCATCAGACCCTTTGTAGATTTTGAAAGGCATTTTTTATTTTATATGTTATGGTAAAAACTTGTACTGGATGTCATAAAGAATTAGCCGCTACAACGGATAATTTTTGTATTAGACCACTTGGCAAATTTGGATTTGCTGCAAAATGCAAAAAGTGTAATGCTGAATACGCAAAAAAATATCAACAAGAAAATAAAATTAGACTAGCTGAAAGAGATAAAAAATATTACCAAGAAAATAAAATTAAATTACTTAAATATCAAAGAAAATATGTTCAAGAAAATAAAATTAAATTACTTAAATATCAAAGAAAATATGTTCAAGAAAATAAAATTAAATTAGATGAAAACAGAAAAAAATATGTTCAAGAAAATAAAATTAAATTACTTAAATATCAAAGAAAATATCGCCAAGAAAATAAAATTAAATTAGATGAAAACAGAAAAAAATATGTTCAAGAAAATAAAATTAAATTACTTAAATATCAAAGAAAATATGTTCAAGAAAATAAAATTAAATTAGATGAAAACAGAAAAAAATATTACCAAGAAAATAAAATTAAAATAGCTAAACATAATAAAAAATATAAGGAAAAAAATAAAATTAAAATAGCTAAATATTACAAAAAATATTTTCAAGAAATAAAAGAAAACTTAAACGGTCAGTATTTAAAAATATTGCTAGAGAAACAGGGATTTAGCAAAGAACAAATGACCCCTGAAATAATTGAATTAAAATTAATATTAATCAAAACAAAAAGATTATGAGAAACATTACAGATTTGCGAAACAGTTTAGTTGACAACTACGAAAAAATGAAAGCTAAACAAATGGAATTAAAAGACGGTAAAGAACTAGCGAACACCGCAGGAAAGATTTTAAGCTCAATTAACATTGAATTAAAATACAATGATATGCTAGGTAATAAAGCTAAAATTTATTTCTTAGAAAAGTAGAAAACAAACATCCATTATCACAACCCGCACCTAACAAGTGCGGGTTTTTTTATGCTTAAAAATGTAAAATCGGTTTCTTTATTTCGTTTAGTAAGTATGGAAACATACCTAATCCAATTTAATCCAGACCAAACGAGGGGAGTTTACGGCATATCTTTAGTTGCCGACCCAGCCATTGAAGCGTTTTTTGTGCAAATGAATAAAGATTATGATGTCCAGTTAAAAGTAGTTGACGAGAAAAAGCGTCTGTTTATGACCCCTGTACTTATTCCAGACCAAAAGGTTTTAAGAATGTCAAAGGACGGAGTTGCTTTTAACATCGTTTTCGGCAAAGAGGTAATACAATCTGCCCAACAAAATTTTCAAAAGAATGGGTTTCAAAATAACTCAAATTTAGAGCACGACATAAACGTAAAACTAAACGGAGTAACGTTTGTTGAAAGTTGGATTAAAGAAGATGAGCTACACGATAAGAGCTTAATAAAAGGATTTAAGCAACCTATTGGAACTTGGTTTACAATCTTTAGAGTAGATGATGACGAGGTATTAGCGAAGATAAAAAGCGGAGAAATAAAAGGCGTTTCAATAGATGGAGCGTTTGAAATAGACGAGAATTTTAAATTAAATACAAATATGAATATTGAAACTATTTTAGGAGCGATTAAGGATGGCTTTAAGTCCCTTAACGTAAAAATGGCAAGCGAAATAACAACCGATGGAACGGAAGTATATTTCGAGGGTCAAATTGAAGAGGGAACTGCAATGTTTACGGATGCAGAAATGACCCAAGCGTTACCAAATGAAACTTATAGCTTTGAAAAAATCGAAGTTACAATCGCAGACGGTAAAGTTGCCGAGGTTAAAGAAGTAGCAGAAGCCGAAGCAGAAGTAGCTTTGTCTAATGCAGACGAAGTATTAGCAAAAGTTATGGAATTACTATCTAGCTATTCAGTAGAAATGGCAAAGGAAGTATCTAAGCAATTAGCAACTTTTAAAGCTGAAATGAAAAAAGATGTGGTTAAACCAGCCGTTGTTCAATTAACAGCACCAAAGCCAAACCACGAGGTTAAAGAGCCTAAAAATCTAAAAGAGAAATTATTAATGCATATGCAAAACGCAAATTAAGAAATGGCAACAACAACAACAGTACAATCAAACTACAACGGCAAAGTTGCTGGAGGTTTATTTTTAAAAGCCTACAAAGCGACTGATGCTTTTGCTAACGGTTCAGTAGAGCTATTAGAAAACGTAAACGAAAAAATATCTTTTCGTAAACTACAAACCACAGATGGAGAACGTGAATATTCTTGTGGATTTATTCCAGAGGGTTCTATCACTTTAGCAGAGGTTGCAACAACCCCTGTAAAGTTTAAATCAGATTTTGATTTATGTAAAGAAGATTTTAGAGCTACATGGAGTGCAGAAGATTTAGGAAGTTCAGCTCACAACGATAATTTTTCTAAAGAAATTTTAGACGGTATTATTGCAGATAAATTAGCGCAACACGCGGAAAAAATAGGTAGAAATGTTTGGCAAGCTGTGGATGCTACTAACGGTTATGATGGATTTTTAAAGAAATTTTCAGACGATGCAACTGTTATTGACGTAGCATCCACAACTGTTACTAAGACAAACGTATTAGCTGAACTTGAAAAAGTAGTCGCTGCTAGTCCAGATAGCTTAAATGGTTCTGATTTAGTTTTATCAGTTTCTCGAAACATAGCACAGGCTTACAACTTCTATTTAATCGGACAAGGTACGGTTAACGGATTGGGTGGAAACGCCAATACTGCTTTAGTTTTTGGGGATTACACAATGGTAGTTGATAGAGGTTTACCAGCTAATACAATGATTTTAGCAGACCCTAAAAACTTGAAAGTAGTTACAGGAGCTTTAGCAGACCACAACGAAATCAAAGCGGTTGATGAGGATTCTATTCCTTTATATACAGGAAAAGTAAGGGGTACTTTAGTTTACAATTTAGGTACTGCCTTAATTTACGGAGCTGAAGTAGTTTTTTACGGAACTCCTATTGTCTAATCAAATAAAGGGCACTTTAAGTAGTGCCTTTTTTTAAAAAATATATAAATTATGGCATGTGATTTTATAACAAAAGGTCGCTTAGTTGATTGCCTAAAAGGTATGGGGGGTGTAAAGAATATTTACATAGCCCTGTACGCTGATTACGGCATCACAGAGGCAAGCGGCTCAATAGCAACGGTTGGAAGTATTGCAGAAACCTTTAAATGGGAGTTTACTGGAAATTTACAAGGCTTAACCGAAACCCCTACAATTAGCTGGGATAACGGAAATAAGTTTGTTACTCAAGTTTTGACAGGAACTATACCTTTCCAAGGGGCAGATACCCAAAATCAACTTGAATTGATGATGATTAACAGAATGGTTGTTTTTGTTGAGGACTACAACGACAATATTAAGGCAATGGGTATTGAAAATTCAGTAAAAGCTAGCAATGGTTCAGCGGTTACGGGATTGGCTAAAGGCGATTTAAGCGGTTACACAATAGAGTTGACCGCAGAAGAACCAAGATACGCTCCATTTCTTAGCGCAGCTGCTAAGACAGCGTTATTAGCAACGGTATCAGAGGTTGTAATTACAAACCCACCAGTAGTATAAGTTAGTTTTTTGGTTAGTTAGAAAAGCTTTGGTTTTAATCAAAGCTTTTTTTTTGTAAAATAATTAAAATTTTACGTTTATAAGATATGGACTATTTTAATGTTGACGAGGTAGGTTTAGAAATTACCATTGATAGCGAATTTATAAGCGTAGATAACAATCTAATATTTGTATCCGCTGAATTTTTACAAGGTCATTCTTTAAAATTTATACCTCGAGAATATACACAACCGACACTTATTAAAATCCATGACGAGTTAAAAAATACTCAATTTTCAATACCCTTAAACTCTTTTTTTATATCAGATTTTATGGAGGTATTTTTTGATTTTGAATTTAGAATAAAAGCAAGTTATCAAATAGAGGTTTTTAGCAATGAAAATCTAATTTACAGAAGCAAAGCAAAAGCAATATGATAGAATTAATAAAACTTGCAGCCGACTATGTACGTCCAGTCATAAAGGAATCCATGAGTAAAGATTGGGTTATGAATGGCGAAGATAATCAGATGTATAAGGACATTATAAATTCTTATTACGGTTCGGCTACAAATAGCGCAATTATAAATTCTTACAGCCGTTTTACTTTTGGCAAAGGTTTAAATATACAACAGGATTTTATAAGCAAAAAAGATTTGAGTAAAATTTGTGCGGACTTAGTTATGTTTGGCGAAGCATCAATTGAAATATTAAAAGACGGTAATTTAAAGCACGCTGATAAATCTAAAATATTACCAGCAAAGGCAAAGGACGGAAAAATAGAAAGTTACTTTTATAGTTTTGACTGGATGGATTTACGTAAATATCCAGCAAAAGAAATTAAAGCTTTTGGATATGGTCAAGGTTCAGAAAGTCAAATTTATATTGTTAGTAGTTACCAGATCGGGCAATTCTATTTTAACAATCCTAGTTATATTTCTGCTTTACCTTATTGCGAATTGGAAAGTGAACTTGCTAACTACTATGTAAACCACGTAAAAAATGGCTTATCATTCGGACACGTTATAAATGTAAACGGTGGAAAACCAGAAAGCGAAGAAGATATTAAAAAGCATTCGCAAAAAATAAGAAACGAATTAACAGGTAGCACAAACGCTGGTAAATTTTTACTTTCCTTTAATAACAACAAAGAAGAAGCGACAACGGTTGAAGCCTTAGAGGTTTCAAGCGCACACGAACAATATACATTTTTAACCCAAGAAGCGCAAGACAAAATTTGCGTAGCCCATAAAGTGGTAAGCGGTGCAATTTTAGGAATAAACAAAGCGAGTGGATTCAGCTCAACAGCGGACGAGATAGAAGTAGCTTTTAATGAAACCTACATTAACGTAATACAGCCCTTGCAGGAGCTTTTAATTGACGCAATAGAAGAAATAAAAGGGATTAGTAATTTAGATTTTATTCCGTTAAGGCAAAAAGCCACAGAAGAAAATTTTGCACTTTCAAAAGAATTTAAAATTGATTTAGATGCTTATGGCGAAGATATAGATTTAGCGCAATGGGAGCTATTAGAAAGCGCACCAGTGGACTATGAGAATGAAGATGAAACGCAAAACCTTATAACCTCATTGAACGAGGAATATCGCTTACAAATAATTGGTAAGGTATCTTTAGCAAGTGCAGGAACTGCAAGACCTAATTCAAAATCTGAAATAGACGGGGAACTATTTAAGAGCCGTTATAGGTATTCTGGAAACCAAAATCCAGAAAGAAGTTTTTGCAAATTAATGATGTCTAAAAATAAGCTTTACAGAAAAGAAGATATAGATATGATGTCTATGAAAAATGTAAATCCTGGTTTTGGAATGAGTCCAAGTCCGAACGCTCCTTATGATATTTGGGCGTGGAAAGGTGGGGGCAAACTTTCTGCTAGTTTTAGGTTTGGAACTTGTAAGCATTTTTGGGTTCGTGAAACTTATTTATTAAAAGCAGATGTAAACAACCCACTAGCTGAAAGATTTACAGCAGCACAAGCTAGAAAAGCTGGCGAAATATTACCAACACCAGAGGACAAACGTGGCTATATTGCGCCACACGATATGTAAGACTATGATAGTATTATTGACAGATAATGAAATAACAGATAACACCGTATTAGGGGGTAATATTGACGTTGATAGACTTAGAATTTGTATCTTAGATGCGCAAATGTCAAGGCTCGAGGAGTTACTAGGCGAGGAGCTATATCTAAAAATAGAAACCGATTTCGAGGCTGGCACGTTAGAAGATGATTACCTAATTTTGCATCGTGATTATATTAAGCCTTTTTTAATTAGACAAGGTGCTTTAGAGTTTTTAAAGGTAGGAGCTTTCACAGTTGCAAATAATGGTATATCTGTACCAAGTCCGCAAAATACAACGCCAATTGATGCTAAAATGTTAAATGGTTTAATAAATGAAATGAGAATGAAAGCGGATATGTTCGCAGAACGGATGTATAAATGGCTATGTAAGTCAAGGTTACCAGAGTATGTAAGCAGAACTGATAATATCATAAACCCGCAAAAGCCAAGTTTTGGCAGTTGGTATTTAGAAACTAGAACCCTAACAGTTGACGAATGGATAGAAAAAAAAATGAGGTAAAACTCAACAAGAAAGCGCAAATAAATTTAGAGAAACTACAAATATTCTTAAAAAAAGAAAATGGCAAACGAAATTATAAATACTGGAACAACCCCGAATGATGGAACAGGCGATAAGCTAAGAAATGCTTTCATTAAGGTAAACAGTAATTTTTTAGAAGTTTACACCGATAAAGTTGATAAGGTTACTGCCAAAAGTCTAATTTTAGATAGTGAAATTGCAAGGCTTGCAAGCGTTACTAATCAAGACGTGTCTGGTATTTTATTAAATGCAGATGCTATTGATTTACTAGACTTAGAACAAACTAATCAAAATAATGCGATAGCTTTAAATACGCTAAAAATTGGCATAACTTCTAATCAGTCAAACGCTATTATTGCCAATACTTCCAAAGTAGGAATTACCACAAACCAAGTTAATGAAATTGCAGCTAATACTTTAAAGGTAGGAATTAGTACAGAGCAAGCTAGTGATATTCAAAACAATAATTTAAAGACTGGTATTACAACTGGACAAGCTGCAAATATTGTAACGAATAATGCAAAGGTAGGAATAACAAATACGCAATCCGATGCGATAATTGCCAATACTTTAAAGACAGGAATAACAACAATACAATCTGATGCAATTATTGCCAACACCGCAAAAGTTGGAATAAGCGCACAACAAACAAGTGATATTTTATCCAATAATTCTAAGGTAGGAATAACAACAATCCAAGCCGATGCAATTTTAGCTAATACTGATAAGATTGGAATATCAAACGAGCAAGCGGATGCTATTTTATTTAATAGCGACAAAGTAGGAATTAGCATCGAGCAATCGGATGCTATTGGCGTTAACACTTTAAAGGTAGGAATTACAACCCAACAAGCTAATGACATTTTAGCTAACAACGATAAGATAAGCCTAACCACAGCGCAAGCCGATGTTATAGCTAATACCAGCGGAGTTAACACAGGCGACCAAGATTTAAGCGTTAAAGTAGATAAGGTAACAGGAAGTTCTTTAATTGAAGATTCAGCCATAACAAGGCTAGCTAATACAAGCGGAGTTAACACAGGCGACCAAGATTTAACTCCATTTGCCACAAACATTAATTTAGATTTAAAAGCACCGATAGCAAGCCCTACATTTACAGGAACAGTAAGCGGACTTACTAAAACAATGGTAGGTTTAGGCAATGTTGAAAACACAAGCGATGCAGATAAAATAGTTTCAACGGCAACCCAAGACGCTTTAAATTTAAAAGTTGACATAGTTGCTGGAGAAAGACTTGTAAACGCAGCCGAGATAGTTAAATTAGCCAACACAAGCGGTTTAAATACAGGCGACCAAGACATAAGCGTTAAGGTTGACAAAGTTGCCGACAAGTCCTTAATATTAGACAGCGAAATTTCAAGGCTTGCAAGTGTTACCAATCAAGATATAAGCGGGAAAGTTGATAAAGTTACAGATAAAAGTTTAATACTAGATACTGAAATTAGCAGACTTGAAAGCGTTACCAATCAAACAAAATCAAGTTTAGGATTAGAGAATGTTGATAATACAAGTGATGCAAATAAGCCTGTTTCAACAGCAACTCAAACCGCTTTAGATTTAAAGCAAAATTTAACTTATAACTATCCTGTAAACGTAATTTCCACCGCTACCAATGCAACGGTAAAAGAAGCTTATGTATTTACTAGCAACGTAACATTAACGCTGCCTATTGCACCAACGGCAGGCGATTGGGTAGAAGTTAGTAATTTAAGTGCAACGCCAAGCCCTATAATAGCAAGAAACGGCAAAAAGATAGTAGGCTTAGAAGAAAACTTGACAATAGACACAGCATACGCAGGTTTTAGATTGGTATTTACAGGCGATATTTTAGGCTGGACAATAATTGGACAATAATATAATAATAACAATATGATTAATTTATCAGAATTATACCCAAGTGGCGGTAGTGAGGAAGTAGCACAAACACTACTTGACCACTTTGTACTGCTCAACGGAGATGCAGAAGCGTTACAAGTGCTTTTGGCTAATGACGTAACTCCTGCATCTTTCGCAACGTGGATTTCTGGCGAGGGAAAAGCTGCTAAGTTTACGCAGTTAATTTCAGCTCCAAACGGGGCAGCAGCAATTGTTTTTTCAAGAACTGCTATGGATGCAGTAGTTGATTCTAGTGTTGCTATGGAAGCATTTTCTTTGTCTAGTGTTGTTATGAATGCAGTAGCAGCATCAAGTACAGCTATGAATGCAGTTGCAGCATCAAGTACAGCTATGACTGCAGTAATAGCATCAAGTACGGCTATGAATGCAGTAGCAGCATCAAGCACAGCTATGAATGCAGTAGCAGCATCAAGCACAGCTATGAATGCAGTAGCAGCATCAAGCACAGCAATGAATGCAGTAATAGCATCAAGCACAGCTATGAATGCAGTAGCAGCATCAAGTGTAGCTATGACTGCAGTAGCAGCATCAAGTACAGCTATGGATGCGGTAGCAGCTTCAAGTACAGCTATGACGACAGTAGCAGCATCAAGTACGGCTATGGATGCAGTAGCAGCTTCAAGTACAGCTATGAATGCAGTTGCAGCATCAGACACCGCATCAGATGCCGTATTTACATCTTCAACAGCAAAACTAGCAGTTTGGAATAGTGATACAGCATTATCAGCTTACCAAGCTAATCCAACGCAAGTACAACGTCAAATAACAGAAAGGGGAGTTACAGCCTTAACAAATTCAGTTTTAACCTTTGTACCGTTAAACACTAAAGTTATTTTATTGAGAGCATTCCAAAGTAGTTCAACGAGTGGGCATTTTTCTTTTGCATGGAATAGAACATCTTCAACATCAGTTCCTACTATAAATTCATTAGATGGTATTAGGTTGCCTAATGGCGATTCAATAGGATTAGGGGCATCTTCAAGCCCAATAGGAAGAACAACAACGTACGAAAATAGCGGTACATTTGCAACAGTAAACAACAATAATTCAAACATGGTTTCAGCCGCAAATGGTTTAAGGGCAATGATTAGTGGTTTTAATAAAACAGTAATATACATTTTAGTTTAAAATTATGAAATTAATACTCAACAAATTAACGCAGCAGGTAATAGCTAAAACGACAGACGATAGCTATGTAGCCTTAGAAGAAAATCACGAGGTTATAAACGCTCCTATTGACTATAAGATAGAAGATAATATAACGGCTTTATTTTGGGATGGGGAAAAGCTTTATCAAGGCGAACTCGATGAAAACGGAGAGTTTTTAGAAGGTAAAATATTAATGGCTAAGCAATGGCGAAACACCGAGTTAAGCGATACAGATTGGGTGCTCCCTGTAATTGACCATCCACAACACGCACAATATTTGACATACAGACAAGCGTTAAGGGATTGGACGCTTTCGGAAACTTTCCCAGATACTAAACCTATTTTTTAATGAAGACTTTTTTAATTTACGTTTTTACGGCAACCTGTTTATTTCTAACGCCAATCACAGGCTTGCTTATTGCAGTTGGTATGGCAATAGCTTTAGATACTGTATTTGGTATATTTAGAGCCGTTAGGGTTAAGGGGTGGACTTTTATAAGTAGCCGAAGACTTAGCGAGATAGTTTCTAAAATGGTACTTTACCAAATATGTATAATTTTTTTATTTATAATCGACAAACATTTGTTATCGGAGTTCTTTTTAAAGTGGTTTAGCATCGAATATTTTGCAACAAAAGTATGTGCAATTCTTTTAATTTTTATCGAAGGAGTTTCCATAAAAGAGAACTTTGAAAAAGGTACAGGATTAGATGTATGGGCGTTATTGCGTAAGGCTTTAGGTAGAATTAAAGAAATAAAGGACGGTATTAAAAAATGAAAATAACTTTAAATTTTAGTAAAGCAGAATTTGAAAGTAAGGACGGTGCTTTAATGCCGCCAATAGTTTTGCAAAATATAAATATACTTGCAATACAATTACAAGCTTTAAGAAACGAAATTAAGAAACCAATTAAGGTAACAAGTGCTTATAGAAGTCCGAGCCATAATAAGGCTATTGGGGGCGTTAAAAACAGCCAACACATATTAGGCAAAGCTTGTGATATTACCGCAGAGGGATTAACCCCTATTCAAGTAACATCTGCAATTGAGAGTTTAATTTTAAGCGGCAAAATGTTAGAGGGTGGTATTGGCACTTATTCTAATTTTACGCACTATGATTTTAGAGCAAAAAAAACAAGATGGAAAAAATAATCTTAATTTTACTTTTTTTAACAAGCTGCAAGAGTACAAAGTCCGTTGAAAAAGTTGAAACTATTAAAAACGATTCTTTAGTCATTCGCAGCATATCAACCGTACAGCCTAACATTCTATCTTCGCTTGTTATTAATGAGATTTGCGACACTTTAACTGATAAGGCTAAAGAGTTTAGGCAAATATTTGTAATTGGCCAAGACACGATGGCAATTTCTTTAAAAAATAACAATCTTAACGTAGAAATTAATCAGCTAAAAAGAATACTAAAACAAAAAGATAGCGTTTATAAAAATTCTATTAGCATTCAAAAAGAGTTAAAAAAAGAAACGATTATAAAATATCGGGTACCTAAATGGGCGATATTTTTAATGCTTTTAATTCCTTTGTTTATTCTTATTCCAAAAATGCCTACCTTTATAAATAGAATTTTAACTAAACTATTTTAAATGCCGAAAAATTATCAAAGACTTTACGCTCATGAAGCTGAAAGTTTAGGTTTAATAGTAAAAGCAAATTTAAAAAATAGGTCACAGGCAAAATATTATATTGAAGATTCGGACTTTAAAATTATTAAAGACATAAGGTTTACCCCAAAGCATCAAATTTTCATAGAAGCTAAAAACAAAGGCATTATAGACGCTTGTCAAAATGTAGGGGTTGAGCCTGTTAACGCTCCAATGATATGGCTAAAAAATAAAAGCGAAAGTGTTAGGGTTGATAACCCACTTTATGTAAAACCAGAAGTGAAAAAGGTCATGGATGAGGTAAAAATCATGCACGAAAAATTTATACTTGATGTAAAAAAATACTCTTTTAAATACCCAAAATTTAAGCGAGAAAATATTAAAGATGCGCATTGCTTAGTATTTGACCCGTCCGACATTCATATAGGTAAGATTTGCAGTAGTTTTGAAACAGGAGAAGACTATAATAGTCAAATAGCCGTACAGCGTGTTAAGGATGGTTTAAGGGGTATAATTCAAAAGGCTAGCGGCTATCAAATTGACAAAGTTATTTTTATAACTGGTAACGATATTTTGCACGTGGACAACGCAAAGAGTAGTACGACAAGTTTGACCAGCCAAGATACGGACGGTATGTGGTACGATAACTTTATGATGGCAAAAAAATTGCTAGTTGATTGTATAGAAACTCTTTTGACTATTTCGGACGTGGAGGTTGTTTTTAATCCGAGTAACCACGATTTTACGCATGGATTTATGTTATTAGATAGCATATCTAGTTGGTTTCATAATTGTAAACAAATTACTTTTAACAATAACATGAGCCACAGAAAATACACGGTTTACGGAGACAATCTAATTGGAAGTACGCACATGGACGGCGCAAAAGTTGACAAGCTACATGGACTTATGGCTGAAGAAGCAAGCGAGTTTTGGCATCAATGTAAACATAGATACATTTACGGACACCATATACATCATAAGACATCAAAGGACGTCTTTAGCGTGTGCATAGAAACTTTAAGAAGTCCAAGCGGTACGGATGGATGGCATCATCGAAAAGGTTTTCAACACTCACCCAAGGCAATAGAGGGATTTATCCATCATAAAACACAGGGGAAAGTTGCATCTTTATTACATATATTTTAATAATACAAAGTTTTTTATTAAAATCTTGTCGCATATTTATACTATATTTACGACCAAACCTTGCTATACTCAATCCGTTATAAGCAATGCTACTTTTCTGCATCTAATTGAGATTTTATGGCTGACCATTTGGCTTTTTCACTTGCCATTATTTCATCCTTACTCATTTCTGTTTTAAGTTTTGGCTCATCATTCACATA